AGGTCCGCGTCAATGCTGGTCTGTTGCGCCGGGTCGCGCCAGACCACTCGCACCGTCTGGAGTGGCCGCACCAGCGCAGGACACTCTGCCACCGTCACCCGGTAGGCCGTCACCGGGGCACTGTGCTGCGCCAGCCAGTAGACCGCGGCGTCAAACAGCATGTTGGACGCGCTGATCACGTCCGCCGTCGTGCTCGAAAGTGGGGAGATATCCTTAAAGCCGACCACTCGCTCGCAGCGGCCATAGGCGGCTTCTGCGGCATCATTGCGCAGGTAGTTGGCGGCGGCCGCCAGCGTGTAGCCCGCCGGCGCCGCACGGTTGGTAGCGCGCAGGGTAAGCGCCACTTTAGACTGGCCCGAGCCAACCGGGATCACCCGCGACACCAGGTCATACGAGCTGCGCTCCACCTCCAGCCCCGCGATCGCCGCTTGCCCGGCCCCGAGCTGCCCCGAGGCCGCCACGCAGCGCACCCCGCTATCAGTAAATGCGGAGCCGAACGTCACGGCCCGCCGCCCCGAGAGGTAATAGTGCGAGCGGCTGCGTTCGGCGATGTTGGCAATTGCCGCCAGCACCGTCTCGCCGCCGAACTGGCCGTAGAGCTGATTCCAACCGGGCGCGGGATCGGCTGCGGCTGTCCAGCCCGCCGGCGCCAGCGCCATGGCGGCCGCCACCGCCGCGGCGTGCGATACAGGCCCGCCGGCGCCGTTTGACAGCGCCAGGCTGCCCACCGAACGCCACGCCAGCTCACGCAGCATGTCGCTGCCGGACACCACCGCCATGACCGTACCGTCTGCCGCCACAGTGGTGGCAATGGTGTCAATCGGCCCGCCGGCAACCCACTGGTAAGCCCCCGCCACATAGGCGTAGATGTGGGCAAACCGGCGCGGCGCAGCCTCTGCCAGCCTCACGTCAGCCATTGGGGCCGCAAACGACCATGCCCCGGCCGCATCCATGCGCCTGGTGGCCTTCCAGCTCGTGGCCGACGTGATCGGCCCCGTGCCCAGTTTGTTGCCGCTGGCGTCCTCAATATCGACGTAAAACATGATCAGCTGACAGCAGGCTCCAGCACCACGCCGCTCCAAGCATCCCACATCGAATTAACCGTGAACTGGATATCATTGTCGGTTGCTGCCGCGCCGACGATCCCAGGGTTGCTCACCACACTCATGGTGATGGCCCGCTGGTGCGAGGTCGGGTCGTTGAGCACCCGCCGCCCAAACTCGGCGCGCATCGCATGCCGTTCAATCGCCTGGGGCGTGTTCGCCGGCCGCTCGGCCGTGATCTGCACAGCCGCCGTAATGGCAGCCTGGCGCACGCGAGCCTGAAACTCGCCATCTTCGGCCAGCATGGCCTGCTCAATAAATGTCACGTGATACCTCCTCAAACCCACTGATCATAATGACTCGTTGAAACTGTCCCTAGCGCGTTGCTGCTGACCTGCATCGCCCACACTCCAGGCGGCAGCGGGCACCAGCTGCGCGCCGTGTGGCCGCTGCCCAGTGCAAACCCGCTGTAGGCAGCAGCTCCGTTTATCGTTACTGCCTGGCGGCCGCAGTCGATTATGAGCACCGCCCCAGCTGGGACTGTGCCCGTATAGCGCAGATCGATCCCTAGGTGCAGGATCTCAAATTGCAGGCTCGTGATCGTCGCCGCCGCCGTGACGGTGATAACACTGTCCTCGATCGTGGCGTTGCCGCTCGACTCATTCAGCAGCCCCACCGCCCCGCCGGATACCAACGTCGTGCCGACCAGATCGACAAATGCGTCGCGCCAGTTCGCCATGGCGGACTCGAACATGCAGTCCACTTTCGCCGCAATCGTGCGGTGCTTGACGTCGCTCTTCTCCTGGACTGCCAGCAGCCTGGCGAGCTTCCACTGCGCGACGCTAGGATCATCCCAGCGCCGGCGCCACAACTGCCCGGTACTGCCGTGCTTGCCCCGGATGGCATCCACCTGGCCGCGCAGCAGCGCCTGCGCCGTGCCCGCAATAATGCGGTTGGAGGCGTGATCAATAATCTGGTTGCCGGCGTGATCGACGATGTAGGCCGTCCCGTCGGGCGCGGCGTAGATCCCGCTTACCATGTGCTTGACGATGCGTGGTTGCCGGCGCACCCCACTCCATACGTCAAACGTCCCGCCCACACTGGCCAGCAGCGTGCTGTCCACGCTGCCGGTGCTCAGGTCCTGTTCGGGGTTGTAGAGCGGCAGCGGCACGCCGTCGAACTCGTAGATCTGATAGCTGCTCATCGTAGACCCGCCGATCGTAGTGCGCTCAATACGCCGTCACGCGCAGCCAGGCCGGCGCCGGACGCGTCGCCGCCCGATACGTTGATCGTGATATTGATCATCCCGCCACCCGCGCCGGTAGCTGCCGGCGTCTGGATCCCGCCCATCAGGCTGTTCAAACCAGTGTTGACGTCCGCCGTGATGGCTGCCAGGCCGTTGCGGATGCCCACGCCGATCCCCTGCGCAAACGGCACGCCGATCTCAGCCGCCGCCACCCGGCTGGGAGAGTGGATATCCCAAAGGTTAAGGAAGCTTTGCTTGGCAGTCTCGGCAGCCTGGCGTGCGACATCAGCGATAAACCCGCCACCGGCGCGCAGCCCAGCGGCAATTCCTTCCAGGATGTTGCGGCCCACGGATCCCCAATCGACCTCGCTAAACCACTGGCGGATACCGTTGACGATCCCCTTGATGATGCGCTCAAAAAATATGCGCCAGTCATTGAGGATGTTTTCGAGCGTGTCGCCGGCGCCGTCGAAGTCTCCGGTGAGCAGTTGCAATGCCACCTGGACGATGTTGAGGATCGTCCGAAACTGCGTTTCCCAGAACATCGCCATCCAGGTCAACAGCGTCTGCACCACGTTGGTGATCGTCTGACCGTGCTCGTTCCAGAAGCCCTGGATCGCACCCAGCACCGTCTCTACTACCTGTTGGATGCGCGGCATGTTCTGCGCGATCCACTGGTTGAAAAAGTTAAGCGGCCCGTTCGCCTGACCCTGGACGGTTTCCCCCAACGACCGGAACCAGGCCATGGCCGCCTCGATCATCGGCCCGACGCTGGATTGGATTACCTGACCAACGGCCGCCATCGCCGGCACCATCGTGCCGGTCATAAACGCCGACACCGGCGGCATCACCCGCTGCACCAGCTCGTTGAGCATGCCGATAAAGGCCCCATAAACGGGCAGCAGCCCCTGTCCGAGCGTCGCCTGGAGATTTGCCATGTTGGCATCCAGGATGCGCTGCTGGTTGGCGGCGCCGTCGCTGGTGCGGGCGAAGTCGCCGATCGCTGCGCCGGCGTCCCGCGCCATAATCGCCTGCACGGCCATGGCCTTTTCCAGGTTGGTGAGTTCGTCGGCTGACTGTTTGCCTGTCATCGCCAGCGCCTGCTGTTCGACCGCCGCGCCGTTGATCGTCGGTATATATCGTTGCAGCGCATCGTACTCGCCGCGGAAGGCGGCGGACATGGCGTCCAGTACCTCTGCGCTGCCCCCCGCTACGTTATGGAAGCTGGCGAGATCAGCCGACAACTGGACCATGTTTTGGCCGACGCCCGCAGCCTGACCCGACGATGCGCCAAGCTGCATGAACAGGTTGCCGATCGTGCCGACGGCATCCAACGCCGCCTGTTTGGGCAGCCCCATCGCCGTGGCGCTCGTTTCGGCCCATGCCATAATTCCGTTGGCAGATCCGCCGAACAGCGTATTGACCTTGGAAACGGTCTCGTTGAGGTCGGAGGCTGCGCCGATCGACTGCTTGGTGAAGTCGAGCGCCGCCGCGCCAGCCGTCGCCAGCGTGTTCGCCACCCCCATGCCGACGGCCATCCCAACGCCTTGCAGGACGGAGGAGAAGCGGTTGCCCGCGCCCTCCATCTTCTTCTCGGCGTCGCCGATGTCTTTATCCAGTTGCGTTGAGTCGCCGCGCATATACGCGACTGCATCAGCTAACGGTACGGCCATCCGGTCCTAATCCCATCTGTGACCACAACTCCGCCTCTGGCACCCGCTGGTACTGCCCCGTTTCCCGGGAAACGCCCCCGGCCATCCCCCCGGCCGCCAGGCTCCACACTTCCAGCGCCAGCAACTTGGCTTCAAACCGCTTGCGCCGGCCCCATGCGGCTGTCAGCCAGGCCGCTTCTACCTCGTCGAACTGCCCCTCGCACAGACCGTATTCGCTGCGCATCAGCTCCGCTATGTCGTCGCCGGCGGTTTCGGGGCTGCCCCAGTCGCTGCTTTCACCGGCGCCATCCCGAAAAAAAGGGACAGCAGCGCCTGTAGCGCCTCGTCAGCGTAGGCGTTCTCTTCAATCCAATCCGACTCGGCCGTCAGTTCCGGCGAGTAGGCCAGCAGGGCGTCAAGCACGGCGCCGGGGTCCACAAACAGTGAACTGGCGAACGCCAACCGCGTGAGCTTGTCCGGCGTGGGGCTGCCGGCGCCGCTGGCCACCGCCAGTTCGGCGATCGGGTCGATCATCGGCTTGACTGTCTTGCGCCAGGTCGCATCGGCGCGGATGGGCAGCAGGGCCACGTCAAACGTGCGGCCGCCCAGCACCACAGGGATTGTGCGCGGCATACTCAACTCGTCTTCCAGGTCGTCACAAACTGCACGTTGAGCAGCTGTTGGCCTTGCGTCTTGGTCGTGTCCGCCAGCGCCTTGATCTTCAAGGCGATGCCGGCCGCCGCCTTCTTGCTGAAGTCCAACTTGCCGTTGAGCGTCGCCACGGCGCGATAGATGAAGATGCGTTTGGCGAGCTGCCGATTGGAGGTGTCCAGCGTGTACCCCTCAAACCCCCACTGGAACTCAGGAATCAACACCTCGCCGCCCATCTTCAGATCGTCGAAGCCGTGCTGGTTGGCGCCGGCCGCCGTGGTCGTGATGGTGGAAGAGCTGCCCATTGCCAGCTTCAGATTGGCGGCCGTCAACTCCGCCAACGTCGTTTCCATCTCAACCGTCTCTTTGGTGCGGATAATCTTGAGCGGGTTGGTTACCTGCTCGACCTCCAGCTCAAACGTATCGGCCGAAAACGACAGGCTGACCGGCGCCAGGGTGTAGCCCAGGTCGATCCAGCCTACGGGCCAGGCGGCGCCGACGGCGACTGTCGTTTCGTCGGGCAATGCCGTACCCAGCGGCGAATAGAACACCTTTGCCGGGCTCACCAAAATGTCTGAAACAGCCATAGTTACCCTCCCGGGTTACCCCGTAATTACCTGACCTGTGAATGTGAGCAGCCGCCCCCACAGGTTGAACTCAAATGATCTGGCCTCTTGGTAGTCAGACTGGCTCAAGCAGCGCACGTGCGTAGCGACCATACTGCCGCTGTAGTCGTGCAAAGCAGCGCCGATCGCCTCTCCGAGCTGCTGCGCCGTATCGTCATCCTCGCACCAGCCATTGACGCGCACCGTTCCCGGCGCAATCACGGCTGTACCGTCGCCGCTCTCGCCTACTGTCACCGAGTAGACAACCAGCGGCAGCGCCGCGTCGTCCGGCGCCTCTTCTGGCCAGATGCGATCGGCGACAAGCGCCGCCACTGCGGCATCGTTCGCCAGCCGCTGGTGGATGATGGCCCCAAAGTTGTTCATAAGCGGATCCTCGGCAGCTTGTCCTGCAGCCGGGTGCGCAGCACGCCCGCCAACTCCTTGACCATCGTATCCTTCGTGGCTTCGAGCGCAGGACCCAGGAAGGGCCGCGAGCTCATGCGCCGGAACCGTGACCGGCTGCGCAGCATGCCGCTGCCGATGCGCAGCGCCCGCTTCCCGCTGCGGCGCAGCACCCCGTTGTAACGCCGGTCGCCGCGCGGCCCGAACGTGCCCGCCTTCCGCCGGCCGCCCTCGATCAGGTGCGCATGCGGTGCGCTGAAGCCAATCGTAGCGCCGCCCTTTGGCGGCTTTTTCTCGCGGCGCCAGTAGCGTCTGGAGACGTAGGTGCTGCGTGTTGCCGTGCTGACATAACCGCTCTTGCGCAGGTTGCCGGTGCGGCCGCGCGGCGCCCGGCGGTCTGCCTCGCGCTTGACGATCATGCCGGCTGCAAAGAACGCTTCGTCACCGTGCTCTTCAATAATTTGCAGGAAGTCGTCACCGTACCAGGTGACGTCAACCCGCTGCGCCTTGCGCCTGGCGCTGCGCCGTTTTGCCATCAGATCACCCGGTCCTCGTTGACCAGCTCACTGCATGTCAGCACCAGGGTGCGCATGCGGTTGTCGCGTTCGGCGACTTCGGAGATCCCAAAGAGCCGCTTGCCCCACTTGACCCGGTGCTGCGTCGTGACGTCCTTGCGGTAGCGGATCGTGATGTTGTGCGCCGCCGTCGGCGTGACCTGGTCGTTGGCGGTCTCCTCGCGGCCCGCCACGCTGCGGATCTCCGCGTAGACAGTCGCCACATCCGACCAACTGATCGTGTCCGCTCCCCGGTTGTTCTTCGTGACCACCCGCTCTTGCAGAGTCACCCGATGCCGCAGCCGTTCGATCACGTCACCACCCCCAGTCCGCTTGGAGGCGCGCCAAAACGAGATCCCGCTGGCGCTTGCCGTCTGCGGTCATCGCCTCGCGGTGCTCGTAATCAATCACCACCAGGGCACGGACCAACCGCCGATAGATCTCCGGTACTGCTGCAGCATCACCATACCCGGCGGTGTACGTGATGCGGATCGGGCTCACAGCCCGCAGGTTGGCTGGCCATGTCTTGCCATAGGCGGGCATCAACACCGCCGGCCGCAGGTCTGATAGTACGATATAGTCTGCCGGCGCCACCTGCTGGCGCACGTTGCCTGTGTCGATATACTCGACGGCCGTCACCGCTGCCAGTGGCGGCATGGGCAGCGGGATTTGACCATCAGCGGGCCACCTATCCAACGCCAGTTCCAGCGTGCGCGTGACAAACGCACAGCGAGCTGTGTTCTCCGCTTCGGTGGTTGCCGCCTTGATCAGAGATTCAAGAAGGCCGGCATCGTCGTCGTGGTCCACACGGACGTCGATTTTCACCTCTTCGACTGTGACCGGCTGTTCTGCCGGCGGCGTGACGACACGAATCTGGTTCATTTGGGCCTGGCGTTGCGGGTGCGCTTCCGCGTTTCGACCGGGATCAGCGCAGCCTCGGGCGTCACAGCCGGTGCGGCAACAGGCGCCGGAAGGAAGGCGACAGCCTTCCTCATCTCGATCAACTGACGAGCCTGCGCATGGTCAACGTCAACGACGTCGCCTGCGTCCACTGCCCGCGGTCCCTCACCGTTTGGCTTGACTACCGTGCTGCGCATGATCCGGATCTGCATAAGCTGTAGGTGGTTTCCCACCCTCCTTAGCTGGTCTTGATGTCCGAGCACACCGCAAACGACTGCGCCCGGCGCACACCAATGTCGGTCTCCACGATGGCCGCCACGCGCACCGTGCCCGTGCGGTTGTCGGGGATATCGGCCGTGATGTCGATCACGCCCCACAGTGCGACCACCAGGTCATTCCAGTTGCCGAAGAACATCGCCGACAGGTCGGTGCTGGTGCCCTTGGTGATATTGCCGCGCACCTGGTTGGTCACCCACGGCGCATAGCCGTTGAGCATCCCGTCTTCATCCCAGATCATGCGGGAGTCAGTGCTGGCGATTTTCGGGGTGACCTTTAACGCGCCGCGCACCTTGGCATTGGTCATGTAGCCAAGCGAGCCAAGGTCGGCATTGTCGATCGCCACCTCTGTCTCCAACTTGACCACGTCTGCCCACACAGCCGCCGTGCCGTTTGCATTGACGGCATTGGTGGCCGCGTTGCCAGCGTACACGAGCCCGATCCCGCTGGTGCTGGCGATACCCGTTGGGGCGTTCCCGGTGCCGTCGCCGTGCAGCGACACATAGTCCAGGCCCAGCTGCACCGCAGCCGCCAGGTCATCGCGCACCAGCGCCTCGACATCAAGCGACGTCTGGTTGAACATCGTGCGGTAGATGTCAATGTAGGCGCTGCCCGTCTTGGCGCGCAGCGGCACAGAATCGAACGTCTGCCCGCCCTCACTGCCGGGCGCTGCGCCTGCCGCCACCCACGTCAGCGATGCCCCCGCCGTGCGCCGCGGCAGGTCCACATTGCCGATTAGGCCATCAAGCACCAGCGCACCCGCGGCGCGTACCATCATGCGATTGCGCAGCAAGTCAATAAAGCCCAACTTGCTGGTAGGGATCAGGCTGGCGCCGCTGGTGGCCGTCACCGCACGGTGCTGCACGCCCGAATGCTCCGAGCGCAGCCAGTCATACGGGAGGAAGAAGCCCTGCGGATCGCGGCCGATGCGCTTGGCGGTCGCATCGCTGGCCTGGCGCTCCAGTCCGGCCCGGCGCCAATCGCCCGTCGCCAGCGCCTGGATCGCACGCAGCAGGCTGAACTGCTGCAACTCCCGGTTGTCCATCCCAATCAGCGGCGCGTCGACCGTACCACTGCCGTCGGCGGACTGCACGGCCATGCGCTCTTCCGTCTCGATCGCCGACTGCAAGCGGTCAACTTCGGCTGCCAGCTCAGTCAGGCGCTTCGATTCGTCTTGGGTCAAGTCGCGCTGGCTGCGCAGCTTGTTGATCTCTCTCGCCTCGTTTGCGGCGTCGGTTTGGCGTCGCTTCCAGGCAACAATGTCGTTTTCCATGATTATCCTTCCCGGTTCAGGCGCCGGGTCGCCAGTTGCAGATCTAACTCCGTCATGGCCTGGAGACGCGCCCGCGTCGCCGCAGCCTGCCCGTTATCGACACCGTTACGCTCCGCCACCTGGCGGACGTAATCGGGCATCTTCTCGCCATCAATGCTCGCGCGGCCATAGACCTCCGTGTCCGGATAGGCCGGGAATGTGACCGGGCTCACCTCCACCAGGTCAACATTGGTCAAGCGGCACACATCCGTGCCAGCGGCGTCAATGCTCCACGTGTAGCCTTCCCGCACCATCCGGAAGCCGAACGACATGCCGCTCACGTCGCCGCGTGTGATCAGCGTGTAGGCATCGCGCCCCACCTGCGTATCAGGCAGGTCCAGCTCAAACGCCAAGCCGGTATCGTCTTCGGTCATGCGCAGCGTGCCGTTGGTGGTGCGGCCCAGCACCTGCGCGGGGTCGTGATTCCACAAGGCCCGAATGTCGTTCTTTGCCAGAGAGCCGGCAAATGCGCCAGGAGCAATCTCCTCACGAAATTCAAACCAGTCGTACATCACGACCGACAGCTTGTTGAAGACCGCCGCGTAACCGGCAATCGTGCGTTTCTCGGCTGCATCAGCCACTGCGCGCAGCTCAGTCGCAATCAGTCGTCGTTCCATCGTCCTGTCCTCCGATAAGCTGCGCAACGCTTGTGCGCACTGCCTCATCTATGCACATACCCAACTCAGCCGGGCTTAATAGTGCGTCCGCCGGCCCACTGGCCTCCTGGGCCGCTGCCTCAACCGCCTCCAGCATGCGCTGACTGGCACTGCGCCAGTCGCCATACTTCTCGCTAATCCACTCCTCGAGTCCTGCCCGGCCGCCCCGTCGCAGCGCACGGCCGCCGGCCTGGCGCACGTCGTTGGCGACGATGCTGGCCAGCCGCGTTTTCACTTCGCCCAGCCAGCGTTGCAGCACGTCCGCTGCCTCGCTGCGCGCAGGATCCTGCGCGGGTCGTGGCGATGCCGCCGGCACTGCGACCGGGTCCACTGTCGTGCCGTCGGGTCGAATCTGCTGCATGTTGAGCGGCAGCAGAAGCACGTCGCCGCCCGGCAGCGGGTCCAGGTTCTCCCGCTCGCGGGCCTCGTTGGGCATCATGATGGCGTTCTGGATCATGGTGCTGTACGCAGTGGTGCGTGTGTCGATCGTGGCCCGCTCCAGGCCATCCAGCAGGTATTCGGCGTAGTAGCCCTGGCGCCGCTCGTCAGCCGTCAGCAGATCCATCGTCAGTTTCTGCTCGTCGCGACGCGCCCACTCTAAGAGCGTGTGTTGGCGGAAGTTAATCGCGTCCTGCTCCGCGCTGGCGAACGTCGCTGACTCACCCGTGGCGAGCATGTGCAGCGGCACACCGTACAGCCGCGCAATTTCCTGCACCTGAAATTGCCGTGTCTGCAAAAACTGCGCTTCCTCGGGCGGGATCCCGATCACCTCAGGCGCAACGCCGTCTTCCAGGATGTTGACGCGGTGCGCATTCTCCAGCCCCTGCCAGTTCGCCGAGAACGAATCGCGCAGCCGTGCGTATGCTTCCGGCGTCAAGCGCGTGGGCACCTTGAGGATGATGGAAGGGCGCGAGCCCTGCGCAAAGTAGCGGCCGCCATACTCTTCGGCGGCGCTGGCCACTCCCAACGCATTCATGGCCTGCTTGATCGGGCTGATACCCAGCACGCCCCGAATAACCGTATAGCGCAGATGCAGCACGCGGTAAGCCGGCAGCGTGAAGCCCTGCCCCATGCTGTCGGACCAGTAGGTATAGACGAGGCGCCCGGCGGCGTTACGTTCAACGCCAACCCGATCCGGCGCCAAGGGCCACAGCCCGCGCACCTGGTAATTGCTGTCGTACTGAATCTCAGCGAATGCGTTCCCCCACGCCATGCAGTGGGCAATGCGCGACTCCCGCACCTCATAGGCGGTCATCTCGCTGTTGCCGGCAGTGGCAAGCACCGAATAAACCGCATGCTCGGTGGCACGCATGCGTTGGCGGCCGTCACGGCGATAGAGAATCAGGGGCACCGACGCCAGGCTTTGGCTGACAATGCCGACGCAGCGCAGCACAGTCACGTTGGACAGGGCAGTGTCGGGCGTGACAAAATTGCCCGCCACAGTGGGCACGATGCTGCGCAGCCCAGCCAGGCTGGACACATCTGCTGCCCGCTCCTCTGTTCGCCCTGCGAATAGACTGGATAAGATGCCCATATGTCCTCGCTACCAGCGTAGCGAGATCACAGGCGCCTGCCTATCGTCTAGCGGTTGATTTTTTACGCGGGCAATAAAATGGCCGCCGACCCCATAAGGAGCCGACGGCCTTACGATGAAACGCCGAATGCAGGCCAGTCTCTCCCGGCTGTCACACCACTTTGGGCAGGTGTCGCACACATAGTAGCGGGTCCATGACGCTGGAGCCTATGCCCTCCAGTGGCTGCCTCTAGCACCGTTCTCCCCTGACGTTGGGGCGGCGGACCCTATGGGCATGGTAGCGGAGACTGGACTTGAACCAGTGACCTTTTGGTTATGAGCCAAACGAGCTACCGCTGCTCTACCCCGCTATGGTTCGTGCGCTCCCCCGAAGGCCGGCGGTGAACCGACCAGCGCACGAACTGACACAACAATAGCACAGCCGTGCTACAGATTCAACCCCTAGACGACAACTCTATAGCGCATCAGCGCGAGCCTCAGATCGTGTAAATTGTCGCCCACGAGCGGCATAGCTGCCACGTCACCGCGTGAGAGGATCGCCACCGCCTCGCGCACCGTCGGCGCCACATAGACCGACGCCATAGACGCCACCGGCGCCACAGACATGAGAGTGTTGGCGGTAACTTGGAGAATTACCCAGTGAGTGTAGCCGTCGCTAACCATTTGCCTGCGCCATTCCCGCCCGCGCCGCCTGGCACGCCAGCTCCAGCGTGCTGCCTGCGCCCGTCTTATCGCGCATGTGGCTAATGTGCGTCTTGACCGTCGAATGACTGACACATAGCGTATCGGCGATCTGCGCCGGCTTCATCCCGCGCCCCAACAGCTCTACCACCTCGCGCTCTCTGCGTGTCAATTTCGACATGTCCACAGTCCCCTCGATCTACTTGCGGCCCCGCACGATTGCCATTGCTGTGCCCAGCACTACCAGCACCACGCCCGCATAGACCAATAGGCCCGCCACGCCGCCCACCAGCAGCACCGCCAGGCCGATCAGCACGATTCCCAGCAGCACCATTGCGTCCGCCGTGTCCGCTGTTCGCTTCGCCGAACTACTCACAGTGTCAATACCCCCCTCTCCTCATACACAGATTCACCTGCCGCCGGATCGTGGCGCGTCGCCCGATCGAGCCCCATGATCAGCGCGACGATCCCGTCGATCTTCTCCGTAGCCAAGGCCTTGTCCGGCTTGATGTTGTCGGCCGCATCGCGTGTGGCAACCACGTTGTGAGCGTTCCAGGTCAGCACTGGATGTCCGCCGTGGGCAATCCGCCGGCCGACGATCAGCTCTTCCAACTTCTTCATCGGCGGCGACATGGACGCATAGCCCTGCCCCATCGCCGCCATCGTCATGCCCTGTTTCGCCATACGCACGTAGATCTCCGCCGCTCCCCAGCGATCGAACGCAATCTCGCGCAAGTCATATTTCTGGGCGTCTTCGTCGATCTGCTTGTAAATCCACTCGTAATCAATCACTTCGCCCGGGATCCCCGTCAGGTAACCCTCTCGCTGCCACACGTCATAGGGCACGCGCTGCGAGCGGCTGCGTTCGGTCACGGCCGATGCCGGGACCCAAAAGCGCGGCAGCACTTGGTAGATCTGGTCATCGCCCGCCGGCGGGAAGACCAGCACAAACGCGGTCAGGTCAAGCGTGTTGGATAGGTCCAACCCGCCATAGCACACCCGCCCTTCCAGGCTCTCAGGATCGACGGCGCCGGCGCAGGCCTTCCACTTATCCGGGTGGATCCAATGCTGCTTGGCGCGCGTCCAGATATTGACGCGCTTGGTCAAGAAGGTGGATAGCACCGCCGGCATTTCTTTCGCCTGCGCCGCCAGGTCGCGCAGCTCGTCAGGGTAGACGCTCACGCCCAGGTTGGGATTCGCTTTCACCCACACCCGCTCGTCAAACGGATCGTCGTCTTCGTCGAGCGTGTAAATCACGCCAAAGAAGGCGTCATTTGCGATCACTCCGTCCAGGATCTGCGTGAGGTAGAACCGCTGCGAGTAGCAGAATGACGACTGATTGAACCCGGCCGTGGAGATCCCAAACATCATCGATTGGCGCCGGGACCCCATGCCGGTCAGCAGCACGTCCCACACTTCCGACGTGCGGTGTGCGTGCAGCTCGTCAACCAACCCAAACTGGATATTGAGGCCGTCCATCGTGTCTGCGTCGCGGCCTACGGGCTCGTACTTGCTGGCCGTGTCCCACTTGATGAAGAGCTTGTCCTTGTGGACCGTAATATGCTCCGACAAGAACGGACTCTTGCGCACCATGCGCGCCGCTTCGTCGAATGTCACTTTGGCCTGGTCGCGCTTGGTCGCAGCCGAGTAGACCTCCGCCCCTGGTTCGCCGTCGGCGAGCAGCATGTACAGCGCCAGGCCGCTGGCGAACGTCGATTTGCCGTTCTTGCGGGCAATCTCGATGTACGCCTGGCGGAACCTGCGCGTGTGAGTCTTCTTCTTGTACCAGCCAAACAGCACCCAGACAATGGCTTGCTGCCACGGCTCCAATTTGACCACCTGGCCGGCCCACTCGCCCTTGCTGTGATGCAGATAGTTGAAAAACTCCATGGCATGCTGGGCGGCGGCCCGGTCGAAATACAGCCCCCGCCGGCGGCCGTGCTTCAGATCGCCTACATGGCGCTGGCACATGAGCCGCACCCAGCGGCACGCCGTGACACGTCCGTTGAGCACGCCCATTATGTATTTCTCCGCAGGAGTGCGCTTAAGATTCGCCATGGCGCTGCTGCAAGTACCTGATAAATTCAGTTGAGCTGGTGTCGCTGTCAGCCTGCATGCGTGCGCGTGAAACGGGCGAGAGCCCCAGCAGCGACATGCACTGCCGCGCCATATCGGCCGCCTGGCGCCACGTGATCACTGCGGGGTTGCGCCGCGCCTCGTTGCCGTGGGCAGCATCCTCGGTCGTGATACCATCCTGCTTGATCTCCTGCCATGCCTGCGCCTGGATGTAGAGCGCCTCGCAGAGCTGGACGATGAGGCCCTCATCGGCGGCCGTGGCGATGCCGGCCGGGAGCTGCGCCACGACGCGCAGCCAGTACGGCCGCAGCTCGTCCGCCAGGTCCTCTGGCATAGCGAGCGGCTGCCCAGTCGTTTCCCGGGAAACGGTCTCAGTTCGCTTACCTGATAGGAAATTGCCCATCTCACAATTTCGGGATTTTCCCGCACGCAGAAATGTTGCTACGACGCCGGTCTACGCCCCAGACTCCCCCAAGATCGGACCCTCCCCCGGGTCTCCGCTCGCCTGTACAGCTGGCACCGGCGTATCGGGCGAGGCTGCGGCCGCCGGTAAAGGCTGGCCAGCCTCGCTGTTTGTGGCGATGGCTTCCGGAAGCGCCCCGGTTAGCATGAAGGAGGCATCGTATCGCCGCCGCTTGCCTCGTCTTGCCCACTGTGCCATCACTCACCCCTCGCAGTCTTGGCGCTGTGACAGCTGTGACACAGCGCCTGCAAATTGCTCTCGTCATCTGGACCACCGCGCCGCTTGGGTATGATGTGGTCTACGTCTGTCGCCGGCGCCACCACGCCGCGCGCCTCGCAGGCGACGCAGAGTGGATGCTGGCGCAGATACCGCACACGGATACGCTGCCAGCGGCGATCATAGCCACGCTCGGCCGCCGTGCCGCGGCGTGCATCATGGTCCGCCTGGCGCTGCGCTCGCAGCGGCCCGCAGACCGAACACACGCCATCACGCACCAGGCCGGCGCAGCCAGTTCGCCGGCACGTAGTGGGCGGTCTGCCTGGCATCCTATGCCGCCCGATTGCGCCGGCGTGAGGCGGCCGCCATCTTCCGCTTGGCCTTGCTCGTGCCGCGCCCTTTGTTTGTGGTGAATCCGGCGCGTACGTGCCACTTTGGTTTGACCAGTTCCTCGCCCGCCTCACCCCGCATGGCATCGTTTATGGCCTCAAACTGCTTGACCTGGTCATCGATCATCTGCTGCATATAGACTCCTTGACTTACGTAACCCTCGCGCCTCTTACGCTATGCACACCGCACCTTGACCAATGGCTCCAGCTTGCTGCCGGCGCCATCGCTGTACAGCGCCGCCACCTGGTACGTGTGGCCTATGGTGAGACTCTTCAGCGCCGGCAGTACGATGGCCCCGTCCTGCACGGCCGCACCCGCTGCGCCAGGCATGACGGTCTCCGTGCAGGCTTGGCGCGTCGTCTGGTCCGTGACCGTCACACTGACCACGCTCACCGCCGGCGGCGTGACCTGGATACGATAGGCGACCTCCTCGTTCGGCCCCTGCGTTTGCAGGCCCTCCAAAACTAGGCGGCTCATGTGGTGCGCAGCTCCAGGTCCTGGAGCGTGATCGGCTGTCCGCTCGACACCGACAGCGGCCCCGACAGGTCCCACCAGGCAAACACCTGGCGGTTGGCCGCTGTGGCA